ACCGGGATGATCGCCGTCAAACCGGCCGCGATTCCCTGCAAGGCGATTCCAACAAAAGTGCCGGTCGTGTCCGCGCTCAACGTCGAACCGTAGGTGATACCGGTTGTAACGTCGTACGTCCCACCATCGGCGTACACCGCATCACCAGGCCGGATCTGCGCACCAGCCGAAGGCGAACCCAGCGTAGTGGCATGGACGGTCAAATTGAAAGCGCCGTCGCAGTCGAGCACGAAAAATCCGGAGTTCGAATCGAACGGCTGCGTACCGCTCGCCGGTTGCGCTTCCGCCGCAACTCCGACCATCACGTGAGTACCACGGCCAAACAGATACAGCGCCCCCGAGGTAATCGCAATGCCCGCGGGCTGCGTTACCTGGATCGTTGCAAAGCGTTCGTAGTATTTATTGGTCACGCTGCACGCCCTTCCTGGAAGGCCTTGCGGGCTGTCTTCCGCGCTTCACGCGCTGCCATGGTTTCCGGAGTCTTCGGGAGCTTCGGTCCCACAAAGATATCCGTCAACCGTTCCATGGACTGCTGGTAACGCTCCGTCAGAGCTTTACCATCCGCTTCGGTGAACTGCGTCACTTCGGCTTCGGTCATCCGAGCACCGAAACCTGCCCCACCAGTGAAACCGAGTTCGGTGAGGAACTTCGCCACGCTGGCGGCTTCCGCTTCGACCAAGGTCTTGAGCTTAGCTTCGTCCGGAATCGCGCCGCCCATCTGGGGAATGAGCCGCTCGACAACCAGCTTCTTACCGGCGTCGGGTAGACGAAAGGTTTTCAGCGCTTCGAGGATCAGCCCCGGAGCATTCGCCATTGCCAACTGCTCGCGCAGTTTCTTGTTTTCATTCTGCGCTTCAGTGAGCTTCGCCTCGATAGGCGCCAACGACTCTTTCAAAAGAGCCTGAATTTCTGCCTTGTCCATATCGTCTCCCTCTGTTGCTGACTCCGTGAAAATCTTCCCGTCCCTGCCTGCCTTGGTGACAAAATCCACACTTGCCGCGTTCTTCAATTGGGTGATGACTCGCGGTTTTCCGTCCGGAGCTACTGCGGCTTCGGAACGCTCTCCACCTGCTCGAATCGATAGTCCGATGTGCGGCCCCATCTCGCGGACCTTTTCAACGTAATCGCCGAACACCTTCGCGCGCGCATAGAGTCCAGGCCCATCGTGGCCCGATTCGTTCCACTGCGCGTTCGTGGTGGTCACGGCTGCCAAGCGGTTTAAGTCGCCTTCCGGTCGCGCAGACTCTTCGGCGTCGGTATCGTGATTCCAAAACATCTGAGTCCCGGCCTTGAACACGTTGGACTCGGCGGCTTTCTTCAGAACCTCGGGAGTGTAGTAGCCCGATGATCCCCGGCCCGGCGAAATAAGCTTGATAGGAAAGTCCGCTGTTGCGGCCTCCTGGAGTTTTGGCGCCTCACAGAAGTGCGAACTTTCCACCAGTAGGATGCCTTCCGGCTTCCATGTCGAGCGTTCGCTACTGTCGCTGTCGTCTTTCAACGAATCCGGCAACGCGAATCCCTTCGCCTTCGCAATCTTTTTGATGTTGGCTCGGATGACGTCGCTCGAATAGTTCCCCGGACCGGCCCGTCCAATCGAGTGCAACGCTGCACTGACGTCTTCGGCTTTCAGGATCGGGAAGCTCTTGCCCTTGCCGGCGAAACTTCCGGAATCCGCCGCCTTTCGCGTCTTGGCCGAGATGAACCGCTCGTATACCGGAACCGCCGCGTAGAGCCGTTCGGATTCCATCGACGCATAGTGGTCCTGGTCATCGGCCTCGGGAACGTAGGTGGTCACCGGCAAAACATCAATCGCGCTGTCGAAATCGATGCTGGCTTCCGGAGCTTTTCCCGCTACCCCGCCGATCTCATAGGGAGCCTGCTTAATGTCGCCATTGCAGCAGTAGACGACGTTTCCCTCAGTTCCATCGCCGTCGTGATCAATATAGTACCCGTACGCCGATGAATCGCGGTGGTAGTCCCGGATGCAGTCAGAAAGCGATTTGCAGACATCGCTTTGCATCATCCCAGCTTCCTGGATCTTGTGCGCGAGCACCTTAATTCCAGGAGTGAGAGTTGCAGCCACTTTTCAGTAGCTTACGCCCCACTAGGGATTGCGTACACGAATGTTGCGCAACAATTTATTGTGTTACGATTGCCAGCATGGCAGAAAAGAGCCGAGCCGAGTACTACCGAGGGTATCGCAAAACCGTGAAACCAATGAACGAACGGGAAGCGCGGGACGAAGGATTCAGGGCTGGGGTTGAGGCTTGCGTGAAAGTGATTCGCGAGCGGGGAGCGGACAAAGCTTTAACCGGCTACCAGATGGCCCGCCTGCTCGAACGAGTCACCGGGCAGGAGCCTTACGAAGTCACCGCGCGCCGTGCACTCGTGAAGAACCTCCAGCCCGCAAGTTAATGTTCCACGTGAAACACAAACTGTAGTAATCTGGCCACCAATGTTTGTGTGGCAAACGTGTCACTTTTGCAACTACCCGGTAATGTACAGGGTGTCCTGATCTTTCACCAGGTCGAAAAGCTTTTCGGTCGCTCCGAACGCTCGCCCGCTTCCACCAGGGGTATTGGAAAGCTTGCCCTTGGCCGAGAGTTGCGCCATGACGTCTGAAGTCATCGTGCCGGGTTGCACTTCAATGCCAGCCGGTACGCCGTGGTTCATGACCGTGAGGCGCTTCGAGCCTTCGGGTTGCTTTTCGCGGCCCGGTGCTTTCTTCTGGTCAGCCTGTGGATCCGGTGCTTCGTGTGTCTTGGTTTCCATGGTGGTTCCTCCCGAGGTCAGTATATCCGACAAATGGTCAATTGGAAAGTTCTCCGCCGTGGACGAAACGAAACCCGGTCGGTGTAGGATCGTCGCTGTACCAACCACCGGCTTTCAAAATTATGTCGGCTATCTCCCAGGCTTCTGTAACTTCGGCTTCAGTTGGTGCGCGAGTCGTCCGCAGTTCCACTTTAAGGCCCCCGTCGTGGCGCTTGACGATTAGCAAAACCTTGAGACCGGTCCGAATCGTGAAAACATTATCCACGGTTCAATGCTACCCTCAAAAGAGCACTTGCGCAAGTACAAAAGTACCATTGCGTCCTACACCTTCCAGAGCCACAATAGACTCATGAACGGATACCAGAAAGCGAAAGCCCGCAAGATCGTGAAGCTTCTGCTCTCCTGCTCCGAGCAAGCCGGGGTAACGCGCTTTCAGCTTTCCAAGATGGTATCGATCATGAGTGAGGCTCAATGGCGCACGGTGGTTTTTACTGCCGGGGTTCCGGTCGCTGACATCCCGGCGAAGCGAATCGTGCTAGCTGAGTTGCGGAACCGGAGTATCCACGCTGCATGATCCACACTCTAACGTGCCCGATCTGCAAAGAAGCTTCTGACTGCACGTATTGGAAAGTTGAATATTCCACGGCCCTTGAATGGCTAGTGCTGGTGTGCCCAGAATGTGGCGACGGGATGCTCTTCGGTTGGGCTGATCAGAGCCCTAGCGCACTCGTGGTCTCGACCGCCGATTGAGCCTCACCCGCTGACATGCAGGCTTCCGCATACTTCAGCGCCGCTTCCACCGCTTTCTGCGCATCGCTCCTAACTAAATCCATTTCGTCCTGATCCCGCGCTACCACGTTTGGCGTTACCAACCAGTGCATGATTCCACGCTTCCCGGTTGTCGTCTCAAAATGCGCTACGGCCGCATGAGCGAAGTGAAATTGCTGGGGTAAATCCGATCCCGTCAGATAGGCCAGCAGATTCTCGACTAGCGGCCCGTGGCTGATCGCAATCACGTCTTGCTCCCCAGCTTCCACCGCAAGCTTCTTGATCGTGTCCCAGGCGTTCTCTGGCGTTCCCTCAGGGTCCAGTGCGCCACAGGTCACCGGTTCAAGGCCAAGCTTTTTACCTACCCGTTTCGCCGTCGATTGCGAGCGTTTGAAATTGGACTGGAGTAGCAGGCTCGGGCTCGGATCTTGCCGCTTGAGCCATTTCCCCATCATCTTGGCTTGGTCTTTGCCGGTGGGAGTCAAGCTGCGCGTCGGGTCCATCTGGGCACCAGATTCCGCTTCTGCATGGCGCATCAAAAACAAATTCACGGCGTTCCCACGTTGCCGGTTACCGTGAGCGTCCCCTTGTCTAACTCGTAGCTCTCCACACCGTTTTGGAGGACTAGCTCACAATCCATCGCAGCTACGGCCTCCGCGCCAAGCGCAAGAGACGTAGTGTCGCCAGGTTCGATCTGGAGAGTTGCGCAATTCAGACCGCCCGCAATGTTCTGAATCGTGATCCCTGAACCCGACGAGTTTTTGTTGACCACAAATCCAGCCGGCGTATAGGCTGCATGAAACCAGAGCGTTGACCCGACAAGCGATTGAGGCGTCACACCGTCAAACTGGTAGACGCTGAGAAAGAAAATGCCGGTCTTGTTCTGGATCATCGAAAGCGAGAGCATCAAATCACCTTAACTTCAGGCCCCGCGTTCGCAGCCGTTCCCGTTGGCCCGATGTTCGTTGCGAATCCGATAGGACGGATAACGATTCCAGGTACGGGCGGAACAAAGAACATCCAGCCCTTTCCTTTCGGCACAGGAAGATAATCCCGCACCGAAAGGATGATCTGGACGATCATTAGCCGCCGATTTCTTCGAACTCGATTCCGCCCGACAGGTGAACCGTTCCGGTGACCGTAGACAGCAACTCGAAGACAAACGCCTCAGATGGGCCGACAATCGGAGGAGCTTGATAGGAGATATCAACACCGGCATAAATCTGCCAGCCTTGCTCATCGATTGTCACCGCCGTGCCGCTCGTCGTCGCCTTGGTGGTGTTGTTCGCCAAAGCCGTTGCACTCGCGGCCGCGTCGCCCGGATCTGTCTTCTGTGGAGTCGGGGTAGTTCCGCCAGAACCGTCCGTGACAGTCGCAGGCAGAAAACGGCAGCGCGTCTGCATCATCTGTGCCGTTGAAAGCGTGGTGTCGGTGTTTCCGGCCCAGTAGCGCTTCACCCGAAGACTCTTTCCGGCAGCGCCTTTTAGTTCAAGCAAATCGTTGGTTGCGCCGGATACCAGCACACCTTCGAACGTGACACGATAGACTCTTGCCATTTAGGCCTCCTCGTAAAAATACTGATTGGTTACCCGGTTGAGGACAGACGTCACGTTGATGTTTGTGACCGGTGCGTAAATGAAAACTCTCCTGCTCAACACGTTTTCGACATCATACCACTGAACTGGACGCCGTGCTATCACCAAAGTCGTCGCCCCTGCAATCGTTGGCGAATAGATCACCGATGGACGCCTGCTCGTGATGGGCAATTCTGCCTCAACCTCGGTGGTTCTACGGACGAAGATAGGTTGCACCGTACTGAACACGAAAGTACGGCGCGGCGCCGAATCACTATCAGACAAATCCTCGAACTGAGCTGCGCGCCGCACGATCACGGTGGTGGTGTTGGTAACGTTGGTGACCGGAGCATAAATCGATGGCGCGCGCCGCGCGAAAGCTTCCGGCTCGATATCTTCTGTGAGTGTTGGCCGGCGAATAAAGACGTTCGATGTTACCGTCGTCGCGGTCGAGAACAAGACGACATTGCGACGTGGTACAAGATCAGGCTCACAATCCTCTACCGACTGAGACCGACGCACAGAGACGTTGACGGTCGAGAAAAACAACAAGGGCGCACGACGCACAGGAATTTCGGCTTCGATTTCCTCGGTGAGCGCTGGGCGGCGAACGAACACGTTGGAAGTCACCGTTGTCGAAGTAGAAAAGAGAACAACGTTGCGCCGTGGCGTTACGTCGGGCTCAGAATATTCCAGCGGTTGGAAGCGATGCACGGAAAAACGCACCATGGAGAAAAACAGCACCGGGGTGCGTCGAATCGCTTCCGGAATTTCTTCCGCTGCATACTCGATCCTTCGCGGAAACACGTAGTTATTTGTTGTAGAGCCACCGCTCGTGACGGAGATAAACGGCCTACGGATGTTCGGCGTCAGATCCCACAAGTAGTCATCATCTGGTGGGGGAGCTGAGTACTTCTTGACGCTGATGATGGCCGGTGAATCTAGGTGCTGAAGCCCGCCGATGTCCTGGAAGCCAGTTCCGCCGGATTGCAGCACACCGGGAAAACCAGCCGCACGACAAGCCGCGCCAGATCCAGCCGTGTTGTTAAGCGCAAAATTGTTCGAAGCTCCGTTGACGAACGGGTCACCTGTCAGTGTGACGTCGTGTGTCCCCGCTGGAACGTTGGTACGCGGTGAAGAGTTTCCAAAGAAAGCATTGTAGTCGAGCGAGTTCGTGAAGCTTTGTGTGCCCCAATTTGTCACCGTGGAGTTGATCCCAACTCCTGTATTGTTCACAAAAGCATTATTATTGGCCAGCAACATATCCACACCACCGGCCGCACTTATGCGAAGTCCGTCGCGAGCATTGGTATAAAACGCGCAATTTTGGAAGAGAGTGCCACCGGATGCGGTCTTTTGAAAACCATCCGAAGAAGCTCCGGTGTTGTTATCAAAAATGCAACTCGCATACTGATTGTTGGCAGTTGCAGACGACACTTGATCCACCACTCCGGGGCAAGCATTGGCAGTCGCACGGCATCCAACGAACACATTTCCGAACGCAGTAATGAGAAAACCGCCAGTGGCAGCCGATGTCTGACCGCTCGCGACACAACTGATAAAGAGGCCCTGATTGCCCGCGATCAAAAACCCCGTTACGGTGGAATTGATCGCTTTGCAGTTTTGCATTACAAGCTGCCCACCGCCAAGATTGAAGCCCCGAGATGTGCCTTTGAGGTTCCCATCTCCGATGAAATTGTAGAACCTTTGAAAGGCTCCATTGCCCTTAAAGCAGTCCACCGCAGTGGTGGATGCCTGAATCGTCACTTGTCCATTGTCGCCGCGGCTCGTGGTGTATCCAATCCAAGAGATTGGCAAGCCGGACGTTCCGGACGTGGCGAAGTTCGTAGACGCGGCAATGCTGTAAATAGCCGTGCCTTTGACGTACACCACGTTTCCCGCAACCACCGATGTGATCGCTTTCCCGAACGTCGCGAAACATCCGCCCATCAGTGCCGATGTGATCGTACTCGTTACAGCGCTTGTGGTGCTGTCAAGGGTCCATGTGCCATTGAGCCCAACTCCTACGCTCGTGATCTCATAACGCTTCAGGGTAGGAGGTGTGCCCCCACTCGCCGTGATGATGTTTACGATGTTACCGACGTCGCCAGCGAGCACCGTGTAAGTCCCACCGGTGAAGGTGATGACTGATCCGTTGACTGTAGCCGTCACAGTCGAATTGTTGATGTTGACTTGGGCACTAGTCTGCATCGAGTTGTCCGTGCCGCCAAGCGCGGAGTCGAAGCCGCCGCCGTTATTGTCGGATCCGGTGGTGCGAACTTCCCAGACTGCTGTGGCTGCAATCGCCATGCTAAATTCCTATTGCAGATAACCTATCCACAAAGTCGCAGACGTCCCTTCGTTCCAACCTATCAGAGCGTTGGCGATTGGATCGTAGGCAAGCGCCTGTCCGGAAGGTGTGCTGGAATATGTCGCCCCGCCGCCACTGCTTAGCAAGAGGGTCCACGTGTCGCCTGGATAGTCATAGGCGTAATCGCTCGGGCCGTCCAAATGGTGGTAAAGCACCTTATTGAGCGAAGGCACGTAAGCAATGGGCGGACCGGCTCGCGATACCTTTGTCACCGGTGGAGGTGAGCATGGACTGATGCAACGCTGCGTCCAAGACTTCGTGGGAGCGTCGAAGGCCCAGGTTTCATTGACCGGGTTGTTTGCTCCGAAGTTTCCGCCATAAAGGATGAACTTATGATCTGTCGTGTCGTAGATCATCGAGGGAAAGGTTGAACCTTTCGGGCTTTTGTACGCATTACAGTTGCCTACGCAAGAGGCGATGGCGACAAGACTCCAATCGTCTGGGTTGACGCAACCTGCACCCGACTGAGGCGCAGTAAGAACACCCGGGGTAGGATTCCCGATCGTACTGCAATAGACCCAGTTGTTTTGTTTGGCCGGACCGCCGTCGTATCCGAAATGGAAGATGATATCGTCATCCTGGTCATATGCAGCCACACCGACGAAATAGGGCGGTGGCCCATGAGGCGCGTTCAATTGAACCCAGCTATCCAACGTGTTGTCCACATTCAAGGCCAGTGAGTATGTGTCAGCTTTCTGGTGGACTCCTGTAGCGGACTGATCCGGTGGAGGAAACGCAGCATACAGGCCGTTCGCCGCCGAAATCGGTCGATCCACCACGGCATGGTGCTTGTCTGTGACACTCACAATGGTGTAAGTTGGATTCTGCGATGGCGTCCGGCTGGCTCCAATGTTTATGGAACGCCCCACCCAATTCACCCCGACGACAAAGTTGGTGAATTGCCCGCTGTTATTGATCGTTTGCGATCCGTCCGCATTCACTAGCATCGTGCAACTTTGATTGGCGCCTCCGTACAGCAGCATCGAGGCGCGCTTGGTATCGACCGCTATCTGCCCGCTGAATTGCCGCTCTCCGGGTAGCGTAGGCGTGTCAAGAGTACACAAATCTTCGAGACTTCCGACGCCGTTGATGTGAGTGAAGGTGTTGCTCGCGGAATTATACCCGAAGACATCAGTCGAGTAAATATCCACCGATCCAGCCACGACGCCATAGAGAATAGTCTGGGAGGAAGCCGGATCGTAGCGCCATTGAAGAAATCCATTTGCACCAGGCCAACCTTGCGTATGGTTGGGCTGGACCCAATTCACAGACTGAGCGAAGCTCAGCGCACACGGAAAAATCATCAACAAGAATTTCATTAATCTGTCCCCTATGGCCATGCAACTGAGCCCGAAACGATAGCCGTCTGACTTGCTGGGACGCCTGCAACATCGACATTTGTCGAACAAGACCATGCTAACGACGTAGCGGGAACACTTCCCAGGCTCCCCACCGTGATCGCGGCCGCTGTAGGATTGACTACCAGCAGACAAGCGACGTCCCCGTATCCCCAAAACATCGTTTGCAGGGTTGTGCCGAGACTAAGATTTGCTTGGCTCAATTGGCTCTTGCCGTCTCCGGGAATGCATCGCAGCCCAATGTGCGGAGTTGCCCCGGCGTACTTAGTGATGGTGCAAACCGTTCCATCACCTTGGGACGCGGTGACCGTCAAGACGACGTTCTGTGTGGCCCGCGTGGCATCGATGACGCTCAGAATATCTGTGATGCTCGCTTGAGCGTAGGAGCTTACCGTCAAAATAAATATCAGCAGCAAGACTTTCATGAGTACACCTTCTCTCCTTTTTCAAACGCGCTCGGAGTCGTCCATCCCAGAACTTTCAACCCGAGCGCGTCTCTGATGTACGAATTGGGCTTATCGTACCACAGGCCGTCGAGCTTCGCGCACAAGTTGTCTGACACGCTCGGCAGCTTCCGGGTATCGCTTCGAACTCAGAAAGTCAGCAATGCGTTCCACCGATTCATCATCGCCGATGAAACATTTCAGCACCACTTCCCCGCTTTCCACGTGCTCGACTTCGAGTAAGTCTGCCGGATCCCCATCGACTTTGCGCTTGGTGCGGTGGACCGCGATCTGATCCTTTCGTGCGAGTCTCACGCCGCGTGCTTTGCCAGCGCTCTGATGGCCTCTGTCAGTTCAGCGCGTGCCCGCTCGATTGCCGGGTTCGGTGTTCCCGGAACGGGCACAGGAGCCGGTGCAGGCTCGGGAAGTGGTGGAGGGATGCTCAGATCGGTCAGAGCTTTGCCAGTTGCGACCTTGATCGCTTGCGGAGGCACCTGCGAGCGCTGGTCTGTGACGTCTGCCGCTGCATCGTAGTTCGTGCCGTAAATCTTTTCGAGCAATGCCGCTCGTTTCTCGTAGCCGATCTCAGCGAGTAGCAATTCCGTGATCGTTCGCCGATCCACAATGCCGGCGAAAATCCCCTGCCTGCCGCCTCCAGTCCCGATATCCACGATCGCTTGAATCATTTGCAGGATGTCATGCTCCACCACATTGGGAAACTTGATGTAGACTTCGGTCGGCTGTGGCGCCGGATTTTTCGCGCGCGCTTCCCGCAGCTTAGATTTAGGCGTGGCCTTAGCGACGAACAGCATGTACGCGAGCAGCATTGTGATGGTCGAAGTCCAGCGCCGTTGGATCTCGGTGAATTTCAGTTCGGTGGGTCGGTCCAACGAAATTGCAGTTGCAAGGCTCCCAGTGCTCGCGTCTCCGAAGAATGTTTCGGGCATCCCTGCCCCGGCACAGTGCATGAGTAGCACGCGCCTTGCTTGTTCAGGAGACGTTTGAGCATTAGCCGTCTTAAAGGGTTGAATCTGATTACCCGGCCCAGAAATGTGCGCGGAGGCCACATTAGGCGGTGGATTTTTCTCAATCTGCGTTGCGTTGGAATCGGCAAAGGTTGTGTTGAATAGAGCATTGTAAGCTGCAATCGCACCGGGCCCACCTTTCGTCTCGACCATCAAAGCAAAGCGGGCAAGTGCTCGCTGGACCGTCGCCCAGTCTTCGAGAAAATCCTTGTACGCCCGCGCCCAGTCGATACAAGCGTAAATCGGCGGCAGTCCCCATCGCCAGAACCGGGGTGAACCGACTTTCACCCGCAGTATCGGCATGTTGTCGTTTACGGGTGCGTCCTGAATGGTCTTCGGAATTGGCCCGCGCTTCGGGTCTTCGTTCATCACTTCTTCGAGCGCCGGGTACCAAACCTTCTTGCTCTCGATTCCCTTACCCTTCACTGGATCAAATGTCTCAGCCGTCCACTGCCGATAGAAGTAGCGCGGGATGCTTTTATCGTTCTCTCGGCAGATGATGTCCATCATTTCCAATGGCTCGATCATGTTGAGCTTCACCGTGCCATCCGGTAACGTCTCGCAGCCGAAGTACAAAGCGCCATCTGTCTGGATCGAGGTTTCCAGTTGCGCAATTGCGACGTGTCCCAACACGTTTTCGTTGAGCTTCAGAAATTCTTGTACCGCATCGTCTTCCGCGTCGTCGTCCGAGCGGATCTCAAAACCACGCCCGAAAACGTACAACATACAGATTTCCGCTGTGCGTTTGATGAGCGGGTTTTTGATGGCGTAGACTCGGCAGATTTTAATAAGCTGCTGAACTCCGATGCGCGAAAACTCCAGAGCCGCGAGTGTGACTTCGCGAATCCAGCCGCGATCCTCTAACGCGAGTTCCAGCTCCCACAGCCGCTCCTTGAGTTGCACCGCACTGCGCACCGGCCCCGACTCGGATAATCCTTCCGCTGCTTTTGGATCGACGCACGCGAGTTCAGCACGGCGAAGGTCGATCAGGTCTTGCGCGCGCCGGCGAAAGTTGGAGAGCTGTAGCTCGAATTCCATCTTCATGGATTCGTCTACACCGGAGTCTCGCTGGAGGGATCGAGCTTCGCGCATGGCGTCTGAAGCCTTGGAGAGAAATTCTCGAATCCAAGGAACTTTACCGGCACGGCGGGCTACAAAGTTATCGAGCCACTGCATGGGTCAAGCATACAACGAAACGGCCCAGGTTGCCCCAGGCCGTGACGTTTCTAAGGAATCAGGTCTTGCTCTTGGATTTCCAGCCACTCTCCTTTCTTAGCTGATTTCCGTCGCTACAAAGCTAGCGGACAGATCCGGTGGAACCGGGGTAACAACGAATTGAAATTGCGTCGAGAATGGATTCCCGGCTTCATTCGTGCCGGTTGCTGTGACGGTCGCGGTCCCTGGTGCCAAGTAGGCGATGTCAAATTGAAGGTTCAGTGCGACGGCCGTATTGGGCGTCACGGTTGCGATTGCGGGGTTGTCAACGCTGTAGACTACCGGCGTTGCTGTGGTTCCTGGTGTCGTCCCGTCTTGCTTCAAGACGGCGAGTTGGTATCTGTGAGTTTCCCCAACGTTGTGGGTAAAGGTTTGCATGGAAGATCTCCCGAGCACCAATTGTACTAGATGCACCAAGAGGTCTATAGCCTCCTGGAAAGTCACGTCCCCGGTCCCAGCTTCGATAGCCACGAAGGTGTTGTGTTTGTGATGGTGCATACTTGCGCAAGTATATCAGGGCTTGAAGACTCTGGCGATATGCTGAGCCAGCGGAAAGGGAATCTTGGCTATCTGAGCCGCCTGCTTTAGAGCCAAGCCTTTGCCGCCGCCGTTCCTGCAAAATGTGCGGCTCATTGTGGTTCCGTCTTTCCTCTTCGGTCGTCCTTTCGTTCCTTCGTTTGGCAACTTGATGGGCATCAATGCCGGAATATCTCCCCAAAGGTAATACGGCCCCCAATGCCACGCCGCTGGATTCGTCCACTTCTCAGCCCCACGCACGTTCTCAACCACCAGCGGAATGTATCGCCCCGCCGCTTCCGATGCTTCCCGCTGCAATCGAAAGCACGTCTCGAACAGCGTGTTATCCGGTGGCCCCAGCGCCTTCGCACGCTTCCACGGCATCGCCCGGTAACTGTACGCTTGACACGGCGGACTCGCCATGATCACATCCGCATTGCGGAACTGCGAGCCATGTAGCGTGGTCACATCTTGCAAGACAAGCTGCCCTGGATAGCCGCCTGTCCCGTAATCGTGGCGCTCGATGTCGAAGCCAATGCAATCGTACCCCTCGCTCAAGAAACCTTCGGCCCAACCGCCTAACCCAGCAAACAAATCGATGCACAACGGCTTCCGCACTGTTCAATTATACTTGCGCAACTCGTTTCAATAGCGAGAGATTCGTACTGGTACCACCAATGACCGCTGGCTTGGCATCTCCTCAGTATCTATCAGCAGTTCCGTGATCCCCCAAACCAATGCATCCATCCTGTCTGGTGAATCCATTCCAGCCAAGGGAACATAGGTCACCATCTGGTCTTCGAGCGCTCCTAGGTGTTTCGGATCGTTTGGATTGACCCAGTGATGCACCCGCCCTTGCTCATAGAGGTTTGCAACAGGTTCCGCGCGCACAAGCTTTCCTCTCGACGCTCTGACGCTGCGAAACGGGATTGTCGGGTTAACGCTTCTGAGATTCCCTTCCACCAAGTCACCGCCGTTGTTCACCTCACCGACGATACAGTCTCCCTTCCACTTCAGGTACAGGTTTATCGCTTTCCGCGCCCATTCGCCTGGTGACATCCTCGCGCTGCCGTCTTCGAGCACATCCACATGCCCATCCCAGCGAAGCCCGACGACCATAATCCCGCATTCGCTCGACGTCGGCCCCGCTGTCACGCTTGGATCAATCGCTACCACGATACGCGCGTAGCCGTTCGGATCAAGTGCCGAACCCGAACGGCCATCGTCAATGAGCTTCCGGGTCCACAGCGCCCCTTCGACGTCTTCCAGGATCTCGGCATAGATTTCCTGCCGGCCTAGCCGTGTACCTTCGAATGGCTTGATGACCTTTTCGTACCAGATGTCTGACAGGTTTTCGCGGTTATCGTGCGACGATCCTCCAGTTACAACTGTCGATGGATCGGCCTTCAGTTCCTTCAGAACCTTGTGGGGCTTTGGCGTCGTGGTGATGACGCCCTGCAATCGCTTACCCTTGACGCGAAAACCGAACATCAACTGATCCCAGGCGTCTTGGAGGTAATTCCAAGCGCAAAGCTCTTCAGCCCAGAACTTGCCGAACTGTGGACCACGCAACCGTTCAGGCTCTTCAGCCGATCTCGTGATTCCGATGGCCCCCGAGGGGAACTTCACCAGATGCCGGCTGGAATTCCAATGCGGCTTTTGGCCCTCGGGATAACATGACAGCAATCCAGACGGCCCCTCAATCATGGTTTCCCGCACGTCTAAGGCGGTAGGCGCGATCATCAGAATCCGCTCTGCTGGGTTCCGTGCCCATTCCTTGACCGTCTCAGCGCCCGTCCTGGTCTTCCCAAAGCCACGTCCAGCGAGCAAGAGCCAGAACAACCAATCGCCCCGTGAGTCCGCGGCGCCTTCCGTGCCAGGTAGGATCTGGTTTGGTCGAGCGTGGTAACCAGGCCAATCCCATTCCAGCCGGTCTAACTCTTCGTCGGTGAAATCAGAGAGGGCTATTTCCCGGAGGTTGGGGGGCAGCCGCTTCAGAAAGCTTTCGAAGGATTCGTTGGCGCGCGGACTCAACAGGTCCTGCGATACCACCGGTAATGCTTCCTGAGTGCTCAATTGCTTTCAGTTGCGGATGAACGTACTTGGCCAGTTCTGAGTAAGCGCGAAGCCGGATACCGATTTCGATCTTGGCATCGGTCGCAATTCGCGCGAGGCCTTCGATGGGGTTGCATTTCAACTGATCCAGCAAGCTTAGTATGTCACGAGTTATCTTGTTGTGAGAACCGGACTTCTTGCCACCGATCTTGGTGTGACCCTTCTGGAAAGGCATACTATGGGCATACTAACACCGGCGCCGGTTCAACGTCTTGAAGGTTCAGCGAATTCGGGTTTTGAAGCCAGCGGTTGTACCTCAGTGCCGGACCGCGCTTGTGGTAGAGGCATGGCCCGTCTGGCTTTCGCCGGATCCGGAGATATTGAAGCACGCGGGCGTGACATTGGTCCCCGACGCGAACCAGCCAAGCCCGATCCATTTCGAGGCCTTGGCAACTCGAGCTCCACACTGTGTGGAACCAAACCACATGCTCAGTCGCCATCCACGCCGCATTGCGAAAAATGGCGTTCTTTTCCTGTGCATTGAATCGCGTGTAGGGCGGGTCCAAAATCACCACATCAAAGCTATCGCGGCCGAAGGGCGGTAACCAGGCGTCTGCTATAACGTCCGGTCTCACTATCGGGTCAATGTCGAGTCTCAGGCCAAAGGTGGAGCGACCGCCAAAGAGTTGGAGGATTCGTTTGCCGGCGAAATCCGCCTGCAGGCGCTTCCGAACCTCAACCGGGAATGTCCAGCCTTTGCCCCGGCGATTCGCGCACCACAGGACCTCGACAGGGTAAGTGACGCGCTTCATGCAACCCCGAACAGATCTAACCCCTTGAAGTGTTCATGTCCATGGACCTGAAGTAACTCCCGTACCGCCCGCTCTTGCCATGGTTCGCTGAAGTCTACCGGGTCCAAGTGAGCCGTTAGCAGATGCTGGTACGGTGTCCACCATTCGCGCGGAATCGGAGCAAAGGTCCATGGTTCGTGATAGCGCTTTATCTCGGGATAGTGTGCGGCGTTATCCGCTGGTGAGCGCCAATCGTTATACATCAATTCGATCTCCCGCACCGCGCGATCCGGCCATCGTAGCCGCTCCGTGACCTTGTACATCGCATGACGCGCCCGCAGTCTTCGCGCGCTAAGCCCCCACAGGTGAAAGCTTCCCCCTTGTCCGTGCGCAATCGGTCGATACGGTTTCAGTGTCATCCCGCCCGGTTCGCGGCTGTGGAACTTGTCGCCGCTCCACGAGAGCCGCGGATCGTCCGCAAACGCTACTGAGAGCCAGCGGTTTCCCCAAATGCCGTTTGAGTGGTATCGGTCGAGTGAGCCGCGAAGCTGGTACATCGGGAGTTGTAGGCAATGACCTTTCGGCAAGTTGTTCAGGATGCCTGGGCGAAGTTCTGTAATAATATTACCGGTCGCAAGCTCATCTGCGTCTACTATGGCTATGTGGGTTGCGCCCTTTCGTCGCGCTTCATCTAACATCTGCTGCCTGTGCTGCATCTCTGCCCATTCTGGATTGTCGCTAACATAGACACCCACTCTTCCTGAGTATTCCCGCGTGATCTGATACACGATGTCTTCGGTTTGGTCCGTCGAGCCGTGAATTCGCACCACCATTTCATCGCACCACTGAAGCGCGGCCCGCAACGTCAACCCGAGACACCAGGCTTCGTTTCGCACAGCCATGCAGCCAATCAGTTTCATTTGCCCTCGCTGTCGATGATTGCCAAATCGCGTTTCAGGTCCCAGCGCTTCATATTCCCAGGCCAAGCTTTTTCCACTTCCGCCCGGTACGTTCGAAGCGCCTTCAGGTGATCCGGATACTTCGCGTACGCCTCCCAGGAGATACAGCGCCCTTGCTGGTTCAGGCTTCGAAGTTGCTCGACGCGTGCGCCCTGGATGATGTAGTGGCACGGATCGTGCGCCAGCAGAAACGCGATAACCAGTGTTATCATACGCCCTTCGCAATCAGGATTGTCTCTTCAGTCTGCCCGCCATCGTACGCGAAAAACCTAGGTGGATTCGTCAACGGGATGCGCAGCCGGTGGGCTATCACCGATGCACAGGTCTGATCGTGGCGATGCTGAACTCCGACGCCACCTTTCCACGGTCCCTTGAAAGCTCCGTTCTTTGCCAGCCTGAAGTACTCAACAAAGAATTGCGCCCCAACCGGGTGCAAGAGATCGACCGCGAACGCCGTTGCTACCACATGCTTGATGTTGTGGTTTTCTTCTTTCGTGACGCCGAGCAGTGGGTAAGCCGCTTCGCATGTCCATTCATCGTTACGGTAGCCGTTATCCGACAACCACACCCCATGCGCTTCTGCGTAAGCCCAGATCAGCTCCAAGCTCGCTATCGGGATAATGCTCGCATCCGCCCAAAGCAGTAACGTGTGGCCCGATTGCCGCGCCGCTTCAAGCGCCCAACTCTTGAACGCGTAGGGCGTCTCCTGATGGCTCGGGCTCCCTGGTGGGAGTTCGTCACGCCAGAGCATGTAATCTTCGCCCAGAAGTGCGAGGGCTTCTGTTAAGCGAGCCTGCCCCGCCACGTACCGCCCGGTCGAGACGTTCACCACGACGCGCTTCATTGAATTCTCCTATTGCACGGCATTTCGTCCGGTCCATTGGCGTCATAGTCTCTCACGTAAGAGCGATTCCCTTCTACACCGACGTAGCAGCCAACACCCCAGCAACCAGGTCCAGGGGAACCGATGGGGACCATCGCGTTTCGCACGTCAATAAGAATCTCTTGGCACCGCGAACAACGCTGGATCTGTGCTTCTGGGGGAGCCGCAATGTGGACCACGGTCATTTGCGCACCAGAACAATGTTCTGCCCGTTACCGTACACGCATGAGTAGTGCTTTGGAGTTGCCGCCGCCAGTATCGCCGCATCCCGGCCGTCCGTCTCAACCACGATGCAGGACGGTTGCCAGTCCAGTTCCAGCATCTTCAGAAGTAAGTCGGTTGAGTGTCCCTCCACATCGATATTGATAAAATCGAAACCTCCAAACCGGTTGCCGATGTCTTCAAGCGTGATTACTGGAACCATCAGCGTTCCGTAAAATCCCCCGAGTGCGTCCCACTTCTCGCGCGAGCCAACGTCCGAGGTCGAGAGCGCGTCGTCTGTCACGTCAATCGATACGAAGCCAGGCTCCAGCCCCACCGCCGCCGCTACGAACGTGATGCGCTTCTCAAAGCCGTAGCGCGTCCCTCCGCACACCCGGCACTCGGGTTGCTTTCGCTTTCCCCAAGGCTCATGCTCGCGGTCGTCAATCGGAGTCGCACACTTCGTGCAGCAACGTAGCATTTCAACAAGCGGCCCTGGTGAAGGCTCGATCATCACACCAGCCCAGCCCAACTCATAAAGCGCGCGCGTGTTCGAGAAAGTAACCGTGTCCCAAGAGCCTATGTCCAAAAAGCGCCCCGTCTTGAGAAACGAATTCAGTTCGTTTGGATCAGGAAACGCTTGCAGGATGTAATCCTGCTCCGAGAATTGCGAGTATCGCTTCATGATTTTCTCATGTACATGGGTCCACGCCCGCCGTGCTCATCGAAGTAATCCTCCACCGCTTGCCTTGCTCCTGAGAGCGCGTAATCGTCCACTATCAGAAAACCACCAGGTGAGAGCAGCGGGTAAAGGTGCTCCAAGCAAGTCATCGTTGATTCGTACAGGTCCGCGTCCAGCCTTAGCACCGCGATATTGTTGTGAGCCGGTGCCGAGCCAACCATCGGCATTCCGTGAAACGGCGGAACAGTATCCTTGAACCATCCTCGGTGGTAAATCAGCAGTTCGTCCGGTATCCCCCACTGAGCCATGTTCGCTTTTACACCCTCCAGCGTGCAGCTCGCTTGCCCGTTTTTGTGCCCCGCGTCGAGAAATTCTTTGTCCTTCGGCCCTGGAAATGGACAGCCTTCGAAGCTATCGAACAGGTGAACGCGCCGCCGTGGCTCCCATGGCCGCTCAGCGACACAGCAGATTGCCTTTGCCATGATTGCCGCTTGGGCGCCGGCGTAAACCCCACACTCTACGAAGTCTCCGGATACGCCTTCCTCCAGAGCTTGCCGCGCGATCGCATACGTTGAGCGGCACGTTTCCAAACTGGACAGCGCGGCTTCGGCGATGTTCTCAATGGTCTGGATCACATGCTCCTTATTCCGTACTTATCTCGCGAGGTCGGCGTTACAACCGCTCGCTCTCGCCATTTCTTGCCTGGCCCGTCGCCCCAGTGTTTTGCCTTCGGGCTTTCGAGAAACGCATCACACTGGCTCGTGATCATCTTGTGCCACCATTCAAACCTTGGCATTCCGCGAAAGTCTGGCTCGACGTCCGATAGATGGTAGCCGCGTGGCTTCAGTTCACTGAGCGTCACGCTATCGGCTCCGATCCAGGAAACGGCGTAGGCCTCGCGTGTTTCCGTCGATTGAAAATATCCCGCTCTGGCTGAAACAGCTTCTCTTGATGCGCTAGGTGTGCTGGCAGTTCTGTTGTCACAGTCCCAGAATCAATCGCGTCATTCGCACGTCCGTACCAGCGATGCAGATGAATCAGGTCACGCCTCTGCTGAAAGACGCCGTACTGAATCGCGACTTCCTGTAGCTCTTGATCCATGAAAAAGCGCGTGTACTCCGGCCAGAGTGGACCTTTGCCCTGGTACATCCGTCGCGCGAATTCTCGGCCGATCCAAGCTGAACCGCAGATTTTATCGATGGAGCCCTCGAATGCCCTATCCCCGGTCGGCTGCGTGACGCCGAAGGTTGAACACTCGTAGTTCGGAGTATCATGCACACTACCGAAGTGACTGCTACATTGACGCGCGATTTCTTCCGCCGTGTCGTTCGGATCGGGTTCCACGTCGTCCCCACCAATCACGAACCATTCGGCGTCTTCGTAGTTGGCTCGCACTTGCGCAATTAGTTGGTTCACTGCTAATGAATACCCAGGATACGTCTGACAGGTGATGGAGTAGTCTGCGAAGGTCTCAAGCTCCGGGGTGTCGAGCCAGAGCGCGATTTTATAACCGGCATCCCTCCATAGTTGGAGAGTTCGCTTCGCCTCTTCGGGAGGTCGAGCCGAAGGTATCGTTAAAAAAACGCTCACGCCGCACGCTCGCTTTCGTAATCTCTGTTGTACGTTGCGATCATTCCTTCGATGTCAATGCCGTGAACCTCTTGAAATGTACGTTTCCCAAGTTTGTGAATTGCCGTCTCGCCTGCAGTATGGTGGCCAGTGCAAAGCGGCAATCCGCGCCGGTCATTCTTCGGTGAACCAAAATCCCTGACGTGATGGAACTCGATCTCTCCGCTACACAGCCACGCCATCGTCCGCACTGCGCACGGCTGAGCGTGCATCCACGCCAGGAACGGCTTATCGATCACACGCCCGCGCCGCGGCTTCGTCCGTCGCTTCTTTACTGCTGTGCGCCGAATCATAAAGCCATCAGACTTTGAAGCCGCGCGTCCCAGTCGGGTACTCTTGTCCACCACGTATCGCCGCGTTCCTTCTGAGCTTCGATGTCGTACGACGTTGTGTTGCCGCCGTGAATCTCGCACACCAGTGGAAGATTTGACGTATCGCGCTCTGGAAGTGTAGAGTACGCTTTCGAGTCCACGAATTGCAGCCATGCCGTGTCTTCGCCCATTCCCCCACCTGGTCTAGGATAGTCGTCACGGAACTTGACGCGCTCCCAGACACGTCTCCAGTAGCAGAGTGATCCTCCGATAGGTTTTGGTGGGTTGATGCGATTGTAGACCCAAGCTTCGTGCGATTCGTCATTCTGCCCAATGATCCGTCGCCAGAACAGCACGTTATTATACCCGACGCAATCACGCCCCGATTCCTGCAAGCTCGCTACCTGATCCTGGATGCGATACGGCCCGCTTAGGTCATCGCTATCCCAGTGGATCAGCACTTCTGTTGTCGGAATCGTGAGACTGTTGGCCGTGTTGCGCAGTTTGCCGATTGGCCCAGACATCTCGGGTCCGTCGTACACATGCACGATTCGCGAAGTCGCTAGCCCTTGCGTCTGGTATTTCTTTTTGCCGGTATCGTAAATCAGCAAGACTGATGGCCGGTAGGTTTGCGCGAGAAAGCAGCGCACCGCACGATCAGTGAGAGCCTGCCGATCTGCTGTGAGACAAATCGCACACACTTGGGGGTTATTTGTCGGAGACATCAAGGATGAACCTCACCGCCATTGCCGCGACCTGCACCGCTTCCGCCCGCATCTTCGCGGGCTTGCGCTTTTTCTGCCGCTTGAAAATCTCACGTTCCAATTCCCGGACTTCTTCCAAGATCACTGCGTAGCCTTCATGCGCAGAGTTGAAGCGTTTGAATTTTCGCAACGCTCCATCTAGTTCGTGGCCGACGTCGCGAAGCGCCCGCGCGTATACCTTAGCCATGGCTCAGACTTCCGCCCGTCCCCGTCACTTCTTTCAACGCAACCTGGGCACCGGGTCCACCTTTTTGCTCATCCGGTGTCGCCAGACGGATCACAGCTTGAAAGTATTCATCTGGCTTTGCAGTAAATGGCGAGCCGAAAAGCTTCCAGCCTTGTGAAAGCCACGTCTCCAGCTCGCACGCTTGTGCGGAGCCTTGCTGGTAGGGAAGTATTCGAATTAATCGGTAGAGCACGTACAAATGCTAACGCAGTCGCTGTAGTTGCGCAAGTACCAAACGTACTACCGGCCTTGATAGTCCTGAATGGGCTTGGATCCGATTCCGCCGATCGCCGAGTGATTAGTTCGTGAGAAATAGAAACCAATTACCAAGAACATCGCTGAAGAGAGAACCGTTGAGCCCTTGGTGTCTTTACCGGCCACTTCCACAATCACATTCGCCACAACGATCAAAATCGCGATAGCGGCCTGAGTGAATTCCCAGATCAGATTGACGCGACGTTGCCCCGCAGTCGTGATATCTTGCTGTGCTGTTGTCGTGGCAGGCAAAGATACGGCTGGATCAACCGGAAAAGCCATGGCGTGATTGTAACAGAAGTTAAAGCCCGTACAGACTCACGTGCTGCGCGATCTCTGGCCACGCGCTCTGAGGTGTTTGCTTGGGTCCATCGTAGCCGATCATCCATTGAGAACGGAACTGGGTTGTAGACAAGCGTCTGAACCAGGCTGCATGGCGATTCCATCCTGTCACGTCTCGCCGGCGCCGAAAGTCACGCATCAATTGCGCGCGCTTTTCTTTCCTTGGATTCTCCCGGTAGTGCTCGCGCTCAAAGTGAGCCTGCCACAGCCAAACGTCTTTAGAACCGTACAACTTTAGTGCTGCCATTCGATTCTGAATACCGTGCCGTCAAACCAGATCGGTACGCCCTGAGTGAAGTCGAACAGCCCACCGGGATCAGTTTGCCCGTCTGATCGCTTGATCGAGGTCCCGGTTGGAGACACGTTGTCTATGTTGAGCCAGCAATTCGCCGCACATTGCTTGTCAGTCACGAGCCAGAACCGCATCCCTCGCGTGTATGCCAAGATTGCTTGACAGGCTGTCCCCATCTGGTAGGTGTACTGAGTTGTGCCATTGGTGCTTTTGAGAAACTGACAGTCTCCTGATTGCAGTTTTGTCTTGGTTACCATCGTTGCCGTGTTGGCGTCGATGAACCAACCCGTTGAAGCGTTGCCGGTCAAAAGCAGGTTCTTACCAGCTTGCAGCGCCTGAAACGGATTGACCATCGTGGTAGCCGAAAGCACGAGAGCGATGCTGGCGAACGCGAGCACCCATTTTAGTGGCGATACCATGCGATCAGCCCATCTCCAGTTTGCGGAGTCGCTCCAGCAAGAAACGTGATCGTTGAGGCTGTAAGGGTGTAATCGATACCCGCCGTCAACGTCAACCCGTTTCTTGTGAGTTGCAGGCTAACGGCCGGCGTAGGAGCGTTCGCCAGCGTAAAGGTGACATTGACGCCATTGATCAATCCCCCCGGTACTTCAGCATCAGCAAAGCTCCCCGCGTTCCCAGGAGGCCCCTGCGGCCCAGGCGGACCCTGCGCGCCGGCAACCCCTGCCACACCAGCCACGCCCTGGACACCTTGGGCACCTTGGGCACCAGGAGGCCCTTGCGGTCCAGCAGGCCCAACTGGCCCAGCAATCGAACAACCAGGCGCCGCGGAATTAAACCCGAGCTTGCCATGTGATCCAGGAACGGTCGGATAGGTGACGGTGATGCAGTTCGAGCCGATGTCCAGAAGAACGATCTGGGCCTGAGGGGTAACAGCCATCACAGAACCGGCCGCGATCGCTGGAGAGGCTCTAGATTGCTGTTCGAGGTTCGGCCTGGTCTGGCCTTGAAGGAAAAGCAAGCCACCAACTGCGCTCGCAATTACCACCACGCCTGGAATTAGAACACTTGTCGGATGCTTCATTCGTTCAAGCTTACACCTTTTTGCGCAACTACGCCGTTACCGGTCCCACCGAAGCAATGAGCGCAGCTTCGAGTCCGCGCCGCGCTACCAAGCCAGGGAGTACGTTGCCGTGCCGGTCGTGGATGTAGTTTTCGAGTTTCGCTTTGCCTTCGAGCACCAGCTCCAAGGTGTGGCGGCCCGTATTGTAGCCGAAGCTCACGTACGCCGCCGCTGCGATCATCGGTTCCGCCGCTACCAGAGTGAACAGGGGCAAGGCGTCGGTCGCAAGTTGCTGGGCGGCTTGGTCCATAGTAATCGTGTAGCCCTGCACCACTTCCGGCCCGGTGTGACCGAAGCCCACCGTCCACACACCGCCTGAGTCTTGGTAGGCCGTCAACCGCACGCCTTCGAAGACGCGAATCAAAGCCGCTGCTAGCTCGTGGGTGTTCATGGTTTCCTCACTCCGTGAATAGTTTGAAATCCGGGTAGAGATTCGGCCCCACTAATTCAGAACCGTTCCACCTAAAGTGATCAGGCGGTGGATAGAGAGCTTCAATCTTTTGTCTGGCATCCTCGAATTTTTGCCACCACGACAGACACTCTTCTAATTCTGGCGATCGCTGTTCGCTCGGGACTCCCGACAAAATCGCCAAGTACGTTGTTCCTTTTGCTGAATCGTATTCCGGCCAACGCTTGCCCCGTTGCATTGCATCCTTGATGCGCTCTCCGTGTCGATAAGCTTCCTTGATCTCCCACACCAGCTCAGGATGCTCCTGGTTCAGTCTCTGGGTGAACTCTTGACACACTTGCGAGCACGCCTTCGCGTCACGCTGCAGGTTGGTAAGCGCGGCGCCGTAATCCTGTCTCGCATCAATCGCCTGAAGAAAACTCTGCGCGAACTGCGCCAACACCTTTTCACTGTTCATCACGCCATCTCCCAAGCCTGAAAGCTACTCGATACCGGCTGAGTCGCCCAAGTCATCGTAACCAAACATGCACTGAAGATTCCGAGTCCGACTCCGACCGCAGCAACACCAGCAGTCGCAAGAACAGGAACGGTGACAATTGAAAAGAGTACCAGCAACATGCTGGCGAAAGACCCGAACGCCAACCCGGCGATAATCTGCTTTTGAACGTAGGTCACGACGTTTCTCCCTTCGTGTGAACGCGCCACAGTCCCGCAACCGCAAGCGTAAAGACTGCCAGGAACACGATAAAGCCGCTCATGGCGTCGTGATCCAAACTGAACCACATCCCACCAGCCGAAAGTATGATTGTCCAGCAATAGCTTTTCATCGTCCCTGCTCCATTTCGTCGTATCCATCTGCCGCCGTTGCCAGCGGAGTGCAGCCAGTCACCACATACGCGCTACCACCAGCGCACGGCTTGTATTCCCGTCCAACTTCGAACTTAACCGAAGTCACTCCGGTATGGCTCAAGCCAGCGAGCGAGCCTGTAACGAATTCCCGCGTTACCCGGTAGTTGGTGTTTGGCGTTTCCATGTCCTGATAGTACGGGAAACGTGCAGGCGTGAAAAGAGTACCAACGGTTCATTTTCACTAAGGGGAATTGCTGTAAGGTTCGGGGGCTTCAGTCCAGTTCCAACCCTGGTCGCCGTCGCCCCCTCTTTGCGGGGTGTTATGTCGTTACTCAATCACGCACAGTGACGTGACCTTGATCTCCAAGTTATTTGTTACTGGTTCGCCCCACTTCTTGGTCTCATCAGAGTAGGTTTGGGACATCGAACCGGAGGCGTTCACCTGAACCACGGAGTCCTCACGCTGGCCTGCAATAGCGGCTAAAATCACTTCCTTTGCAGCAAGCCTGATCGTCTCTTCTGGCTCAGCGCATTTTGAGGCTCCAAAACTCGCCTCAATGGTCGCCCGAACTTTAGAAGGCTTTCCTGTAGCGTATGCTGACCAACTCATTTTGCATTCCCTCCATTTTAAAATCGCACCTTCAGTGCCTACATCGCAAGGGGACCCCGGCAAAACCGTCCACCCTCTTCTAAAGTGTGGTGGCCAGGGTCAACCCCCGCGAACTCGCTAACTCCTGGAATACAGATGCCAGTGGCCGCCCCGGTAGTCCAGGTACGGCCACGCAAAACTGACTTCCAGGGCCAAACTGTACAGCACCGCAAGGATCAGGAGCCGCTTCACTTGTGCCTTGGCGGATTAGACGTTCCTGGAGGCACGTCCACAGACCCCGGATCGATGATGTAGTCGGATGGAAACCTCTTTGAATGAACACATCCATCTTCGAGCGCGAGCACGCCCGCAACAAGGAAACAGCCTAGCAGAATCGCTTTCAACATTTTCATATTCTTACACCTTCTTTGCCGCGGCGTTCTTTGCCGCTACGGCCGCATTGAGTTGGCCGATCGCCGTCATCGCCGCCGCGTCGTTCGTTTCCGCACCAGTGAGGATCTGAATCGTTGTGGTTCCGTCCGAGTGAATCAGTCCCAAAATTAGGCTCACAACCCCAGGAGCTTGCCCAATAATCGCCGTAATCAAAGGTAATAGAGCTACCATGTTAGATCACCTTCGCTTGGATTATAGCCAGCGTGGTACTCAGCGCGGAAAGCGCTGTCGTGATGGCGATTTTGGCTGTTGGGTTCTTGATTTGCGCAACATCGCCGGTCGTTACCGCGCCCTGGATCTCGGCAATGATGGGATTCACAATCTGAGAAATGGTGGCCTTGCTGGTCGGGTCAAGCGATGCAATGGCCTTTGTAGCCGCTACGGCCCTCACGTTGGCGTTGATGACGTCGGTGAGGATTGTAGCCACCTTCCCGCCTTCCTCCGGCGTCATAGCCCCCGTATTGACGAGCTGGGTAGACGTGTTCGCTACGATGGTCACCGCCTGAGGGATTGCCGCTTCAGCTTTGGCGATGTCCTGGAGAGCGTTCGTACAGGCCGCCAGGGACATGAACGCCAGCAGCGGAACAAGTATTAGCGCGCAGCGGATTCGAGCAATCGCTTTGGTGTGCATGTTAGCTCAGCGCCTCTGCGATGGTCTCGTACTTCAGCGATCGCAGAATCCCGCCGACCATGTAGTACGTCCCATGAGCTTCTACCCACACCTGGAGAAAGATCCGCTCCGTGTCGGGCACTTTCAGATCCGTCAGATTCGACGCCGGATCTACCCACAACGCCGAGCCGTTGTCTTGGCTAGCAGTCAACGGAACCATCAAGGCGCCGGTGTTGCCGCCTGTGGGATTAGCGAACAATGCGACCGTCTGCCCCTTCGAAGCGCCCGAAGCAACGATCTGGCTCATGATGTCTTTCCCTTGGGGAATCGTCACATTGAGCGAATCGCGCCCCGCTTTCAGGTTTTCAAATGCCATGTATTTCTCCTCTGGCTGACTCTAGCACTTCCGTACTAGTTGCGCAAGTGTCAATTGAAGCCGCCGCGAAAGATCCAGACCACCAGCAACACCAGGAGAATCGTTCCCAACCCGATACCACCGCCCTGAATCCCCCAGCGATAGTAGCGGCCACCGCCGAACAGCAAGAGCAAAACCAGGATCAAAAGTATCAATCCCATGGCGTCACTTCACGATGGTGGAAAGCACCCAGAAAAACAGCCCGAGAGAAATCAAAGTGGGGTAGTACGGCCGATCCCCAGGAACGCCCCACCAGCGCGACCATGCACCGATCGCGAAAATGATCAAAGCAGCCACCCTGCAAATAATTGAGCCCTCAATGTTCATAGGGTCAAGCCTCCCTGCGCTCAAGCGTATCACGTCCCGTCTCGCGAAGGTATTCCGCGCGCCTCGTTCCCTTCCGGCCCGCCATCTCGTGGGGCTTGTGCGGCCGGCGTCCAGTCACCAGCGTTCGGATGTTGCGGTAAACCTCGCAGCTCTGCCGATGAGTCGTCAACGCCCTGGTGCCCATCCAGCGCCCACAGGCGCACATTCGAAGCCTCATCTGCTGCTTTTATTCTCCAGCCTCAAGAGATACAGAATACTAACAGAATTAGTAGGTGCTGTGGAAATCGAGGAAAACTCGGTTTCAGTCCGTGTCCTGATCGATTTGCCCTGTGGAAAGTTTTGAGGAAAACGCTGTGCAAAACATTGAGGGTCTGTGGAAAACCGCTTTTATCCACAACCGTGCACAGGTTTTCCACAGAATTTTCCTGTGATTCAAGCGTGGTTTTCCACAGCATTTTCAGAGGCTAAGTATCTGGTTACGCATCAACCCAGAACGGCAATACCAATTCCTGAATCCCTCGATTGTGGCCGGAAAGTCTTCGCCGGCGATATAGGTCTTGCCGCCGCGCGCGCGCTCCCTTGCGTGCCAGGTTTTCTGGTGTTGAAGCGCTTTGGTTGCCAACTTACCCTTGATGCGTTTCCATTCTATCCAAGCGATGTCACCGGAGTCGTAGCGAAGATACAACCGGTCTGGCATTCCCGGTTCCCCGACGCTCTTTTGTTTTTTCTCGCTGAAGTTTTGCTCCATCTTGAATGAGCGCCAACCGTCCCACTCCATGATCTGGGTACCGGCAAGCTCGATGTGCGCCTCCAAAACCTTCATGGGAGGTTGCCGCGCGAGAATTCGCCGAATAGTTCGTACGCTGCAAAGTTGTAGGCCGTGGCCGCATTCACTTCGGAACGAAAGCAACCGATATGCTTATTGCGTACCTGCGCTGTCCAGCGTTTTCCGCAGCGATAGACGCCTTTGAATCTGGAACCATAGATGCCACCGCGCTTTACGGCATTAGCGTTGTTTTGCGTGCGGGTCGCATCCCTGAGGTTGGAGCGCCGATTGTTTAGTGTATCGCCATCATGGTGATCCGTGTCCACATCGGAACGGGGACGAACCGCATGGTGCAAAAGTTGCCGGATTGGCTTGCCGTCCTCAACCCACTCCCGCACTGCGTAAACGCGAACGCCACCATTCTTTCTTCGGCGGACGCAGGCTGTCCACTTGAACGCGGCTAGGTGTTCGTCTTCGCGGTCCACCAGTGCCACAAAGCCCTTAGTAAGAGTAATCCAAACACCAATCGCTTCGGGGGCTGCTGGCCTTTCAGTAAAATTGCTTTCAGGCATTGAGTTCGACTCTCGGGTAATAACGGATCGGGCTTGTGGGTCACCTGGTGGCCACCAGTGCCGCTATCAGGCCCAGCGTGGCAGCAGCCAGGTAACCAGCAAGTACCCACCATTTCACTTTGCTAGTCATCGCCGGCTGTGTCCTTGGCTTGTGATTCGCTGATCAGCCGTTCCTGTTTCCCGTCTTCCATCGACAATTCACCCTGCTTGGGCTGCTCGACGTAGCTCACGGTCAACACGCCTTTGCCTTCGCCCATCGTGGTCATGTAGGCTTCGAGCGCTGCGCACGCGGTCTTATCCGCGAAGTGAACTTTGAAGTTCAACTCCAACCTGTGACCTTTGCCGCGCTTGCCCTCGACCTCGAAGCGCACGCCCTCAAATCCGTCTACGGCCGTAGCGTCGAATTCAATCTGCCATTTCCCCAGCTCTCCATCCTTGGGCTGTAGGTGAGCGTGCGTAGCAGATAACCGCCCTTCGAGATTCGCGGACGTTTGCCCGTTAGCCATGCCTCCCCAGCCCATTGATCTACAAGTGGCCTCAGTGGGATAGTTGGATCGAAACGCAGCAGTGCCGCCGCTCGCGGGCTTGCGCGTGAAGGATTTCAGGACAACGCCGGTAAAACGGATTGAATCACTCATAGGTGTTCAGGATACTCTTATCAGGCTAGTTGCGCAAGTACTAATCGGTCATGACTTCGTACCATGGCCCGCGTGCTACCTTGAAGCTTAGTTTCCGTGGATCTCGTGCGAGTGCCGCCATGACCACTGAGCGATCCACGCCCTTAATAACCCGCACAGTGTGGTTTTTGTGCACTACGTCACCAATGTGATTTTCCCAGAGAAAGTCACACACACGAACGATGTCACCGGGCGCCGGATCAGTCAAAAGGACAGCGTAGGTCTTACCAAAGAACTGGTGAACTGTCAATGCCGTATTGGTATCAGCATCACCGTAAACACGCGTCAGTTTCATTCCACCCTCAGGCTCAGCTTATCGGTCACCAAAGAGCATCCAGGTACGCCGTCGCCGCGTTTCAGCGCTTCGGCTATCTTGGATTTCACGGCTTCAGGTTCGCTGCGCTTCACATCGCCGCTCGATCGCAGTTGCAAGTTTATATCGGCGTACCGAGGTTGATTCCACGTTGCCTCTAGAAGCCGCTGCCACAGCGTCATAGGCATTGTCACTGTGATCCGCTGGTACTCATCGGTTAGTTGCGACGGCTGTGTGATCTCAACGCTAGGCGGGCACTTCACCAACTTTAACGTATTCGAATCGCCGTCCAGCCGTGACTTGCCGCTCATCAGCATCACGCTTTTCACCAGCGTCTCTAGCCGTTCGTGGCGAGCTTCCCAGGAGTCCGCCCGAGCCTTCAGGCGTTTCGCCTCTTCTTTCGCCACGGTCGCGCGCATTTCAAATTCGTGGAGGTAATGCGCGATTCCATCGACCTTCTTTACCTCGCGCCCGATGTATTCGCGGATCTCGATATCCTTCTGGGCCAACGCCTGCCGTTGCAGTGCTTCCTCACCAGGCACAGCAGCTTCGCCCGCAAGTTCTTCGCGTTCGAACATCAGCCGCATGAGCGTGGCTTCCAGGTTGTAGAGTGTGAGGTTTTGGGTGCTCATCGTTATCCTTGCGTGCTCTCGAATAGGCGCCTGTCTTCGCCCGCTTGGTCAATACCGTCTCGCTTATTGCCGGCGTCCTTCCGCTTTGCGCGCTTCGGCTGAAACTGCTCGCGTGTTTCGAGGATTCCCTCTACTACTCGGTACGTGTCACGTGCTTGTACCAGGTCCACCGTCCTGAACCACCGACGTATATCGTACTCTTCGATCTCGCGTGTGTCAGCCATTACGAAAGTACCTCTTGTACCGGCTGTGCGACGGGCTTTTCGTACTCCATCCACAGATCCTTGATGCAGTCCTTCATCGCCTGCTTGTCTTTGCAGCCCTTCGGGAATTTCTCGCTGAACTTCATGCAGATGTCATCGTAGGCTTTCGCCCCGGCGCCGCCGTGCTTCTCTGCCAAGAGCTTGTACAGGGACTCGCACGCCGTTGGAAACGCTCCGATATTCTTATCGATTGCCGAGAGCGCCGAAGCCAGCGCCGGGTCAATCTTGCCACCGTTTATTTTGGTCTGCGCTACGTGGTCCGCGGCCGCTTGCGTGCCGGTCGGATGTCCCCCGGTGTCAATCGGAGGCTCGGAGTCTTCGAGGTCCTGGGTGAATGCGTCCGAGCAATTCGTTACGATCAGCACTGCTGCCACTAGCGCGCGCTTCTGTGCAATCTTCTGGCAGGTGTTGACTACATCCGCCGCGCCTTCGTTGGGAATGCGGTAGAGCGTAGTATCAACGTCGATCTCGTATCCCGGCTGCTCGCCCTTCTTGGTCGTTTTCTTTGCGTTTCGCGCCGTCCCATCCTGCAAAGCCTTCTCGAACATCGCCCAGTGTTCCTCGGGCTTGCCGTATTGCCCCGTCGTCTCGCGCTTGTCGAACGCAAACATGAACTCGAATAGCGAGCGCACGCTCCCACGGCTCTGGAGCTTCTCGATATCCAGGCCGGTGGGAATCTGATCCTTGGACACCCAGCGATATCGGTGCTTCGCTTCCCAAGAGTTCGAGCTGCCCACCGCTTCACCCATGAACCGATCGCCACGGTAGAGCTGGCACTTGTAGCGGTAGTAGAAAAGCGGTTCGCCGGCGTGCTCGCGCCCGGTCCAGTCTTCGATAATGCACTCATCGAGGTAACGCGGTGCCAGTCCGAAAATGCTGGTCAATTTTTCAGCGCCTGGTTTGAGTAGAACTTTCTTCTTTTCCTTCTTGTTGTCACCAGGCATCGGGCCATAGTCTTCGCCTTCCGTCATCACGCCCTGGATGAAAGCGTTCATTTGCTTCTTGCGCTGGATTGCCTCTTCTACGCTCATCAGCGGCATGAAGTCGGACGCGGAAACAATCTGGCCACCGCGCGGGGAAACGACTAATTCAGTGGAACCCATAGGAGCCTCCATGCTTTCGATTCTGAACTGGGAACGTGCTTACGGCAATGGATCGAAGGTACTAAGTCTTTAGTTTTGCGCCCAAGTGTTCCGAGTAGACCTTCGCCCGTTCAACGTCACGAACGCTCACAACACCTGCCGCGATTGTGGCAGCGATCTTGTCTAATGCCCGCGCAATCCGCCACACACAGCCAAGAAGCAACCCAGCGAACACCACGACAACGACATCCACACCAGACATTTAAAACCTCCGTCTCTTGCGTTTGAGCGCCATCCCAATAATCATCAGAGCTAGCCCGAGTGTCAGCATCACTTCAGCCTTTTCCAAATCGCTGTGAGGTGCTCCGCGCTGTATTGCAACTCTGTTCGAACTAGTTTCAATTTGTCATCCCCCAGACCGGTAGCCGCTTCCATTAGATGCCGTGCCGCGTTCCCGATGGCGGTTATCTCCAGCATCAGACTCGCGTGCGCTTCTCGAAGTTCGATTCGGTCCATTGCTAACCTCAGCTTTCTTTCGTCTTGCGCTGCTCTGGAGTAGCAGCGCCCTGAATTATGCCCCGATGCTCTGGACAGTAATCCGTGTTTGCCTTCGTCGGATGCTTCGTGCGGTGAAGTGCGCACATCGGCTTGTCGCACTTCGGGAAATCGCACAAAGCTACTGACATGCGACCGCACATCGGCCCGTATTCAGGATTGTCTTTTTCGAAGCGCGGACTAGCGCAACGTTCACCGGAAGACTTGCGCCCGGTGTTGATATGCGCAATCGTGTCCGAACCGGGTTCACCCCAACGATAAAAGCCACTCATTCAAGCCCTCTCGTAGCCGCGTCCGCACCTGTGCCAGCGTAGAATTTCTCCGAGCACAGAAGAGACCGCGCGGCTACGGCAAAGCTCAATTCTTCGGACAGTAACGGAACATGCTGCAAATTATCTCCTTGCCCCTTTGACACCATGGCCCACAAGAAGCGGACGGCGTAGGCCCCGGTCCAGCGAACACTAAAAACAGCCCGCACGAAATCAGGTAGTACCTGATGATGCGCTTGGCCCAGTGAGTTTCCTTCGGTGTGAGTTTCATGCGGCTTTCCCCCAGGTCGCTACCCAGCCTTCCTCGGGTCTGGTGTCCTTCAAGATCCGCGCGACCGCTTCACTCGTGATCGTGCGAAAGCCGAGTCCTTGCGCGATCGGCGCACACACACCGCACACGCCGATCATCGTCATTTTCGTGACGTCAACGTCGTAGCCACAATATTTGCAGCGCATGGTTATGCAACCTCCTCAAGATCCGGCTCGGCGTACTCCGCTTTCCAGCACGCATCCGCGAGTTCAGAAAGCTTGTTCTGAAGCTGTTCGGCTTCGATGGCTAGATCACGTTCGCGTAATACGACAAGCTGTTTAATCAACGTGTCCAGCGTGTCGCCCGCGTCCTGTAAGAGCTGGTAGCGCGTCTTCATGTAACGATATTACGGGAGTTTTGCTACTTGCGCAAGTACCAGGGATACCTAGAAAGCGTCGTAGTACGGAGGTTCTATTCTACCGTTTTCGCTCTTCGATTGCCTGTCGGAGGTAAACAGCCAAATTGAGCGCTTCCTCGTAGGCGTCTTGGAGTGCGTCTCGCCCATTTCCGGCCTGGAGTGGCGTCCCGTACTTCGAGCGACCGAAGGCATCGCGGGCTTTCATGTCTTCGATGACAAGTTCCCAGACGGCCGACGATTGGTTTGCTATCGGCGCTGCTTGCGCTGGGTAGTTGCTCACGCCCGCCTCCCGTCCATCGGCAATCCCCGCAGAGCTTTCGGAGTCTTCAACAGCAATCGTACGCCGGTAGCCACCAGCACCCCTATTGTGGTTTTGCGCTTCTCAGCAAGCTCTTTCAATTGTTCGTGATCTGAAAGTGGGACGAAGCCGGATACCTTGACTGGTTTCACAGATTGAATTGTACTGGAGGCGTCAGACTTGCGCAAGTCTCGGATGCTGACTGAAAAATTCTAACCAGAACTCCAATTCCGCCAAGCAATCAGCGCACACGTAGAAATCGAAGCCTGCCTGAGGATAGCCTCTTGCTTCACAATCCTTACCAACACATTTGAGTGGCATAAAAAGGAACCGGAACGCCCTGTTAGCAAAAGCGCCCCGGTTGCAAATGATGAACCCTACTCACACCAGCAGAGTACCACAGTTGCGCAAGTGTCCCGAACAATTTAATGTAACCGGAGTTTTGCCCTCTAACAAGTTGGGAATGTCCCGAGGTCAGTTTCGGATGACGCTCGTTACCAAGGTAAGCACCCCGTCTTTGATCCCAGAGTTCCCCCCTTGGAATAACGGGACCAAGCTCGATCCCTGAGGAAAGGCCTGCGTAGGAAAGTAAACCGTGTACGTCCGGTTTGGCGTCAAGGGCAAAGTGAGCTGCTGCCCAAAACCTGCACCGTTGATTTCTATCTCGACGTTCGGCCCCAGCGTGCTTGGTGCGGTCTGATAGATGATCGTCATGTACAACGGCACTTCCGAGGTCGCAAGAGTCGCCTGAATCTGCGCGAGTTGACCGCTTGAAAGCCCTGGATTGGTGATCCCTGGATAGCTCGGAGCTAACTGCCAAACGTATGTGTTCCGATTCGACGGCTGAGCCAATTGCCCTTGATTCACAAGTTGCCCGAGGTATTGAGCCGATGAAAGCTGGTATAGCCCAGAATCCGCCGTGACCGTATAACGGAGGAACTTTCCATCTTTGTCCCGGATCTGCACTTGCGAAAGCATGTAGGGAGCTGAGCCCTGATTGAACGGATTGGTAGTCTGGATCGTCTGCAACATGCCGGCGAACAGTCCCGCCTTGTCCGTCGTGTAGATCACCTGCTTGGGCATCCCGTACAGACAGCCGTATCGATTCAACAAGCCTTGGGCGTAGGCCGTCAACGCTCCTGGGTCCGTGATGTTCTGAACGTTTTGCACGTCCTCATAGATACCCGAATTCCCTTCGATGGCCGCGCGAATGGCGATTTGGTCAGCACACTCGACAAAGATGATCGGCGAAACTGGGCTCTGATACTGCACCGTCAGAACGTCACTCGACGTGAGCACTGGGTTAGCCTGGTTCTGAAAGACACCGCTAGCAGGTGCGAAGCCCTGGGGGGGAATCCAATACCAGTCGTATCCGCCAGGTCCAGCCGCCCCGATATCGAGTAGGGACACCACCCGCTGAGCTGAGCCATTCACAAACACGTAGGGCGTTGTCGGGATGCCGAATTTGGTAATGAACGCGCGCCGGATCCCATCAGGTGGCTGTGGCTCGACGGGAAACGGTCCTGGATCAGCCGTAGAAAACGTATCCGTCCACAACGCCGAAGACTGCGAAGCGCTTCTAACCCCTTGCCGGTTCCGATAGCTAGTCCGAAACTCCTGCACCGTCATCGGAGGTTCAGAGAGCCAGTTTCCGTCATTGTCGTGGATATCGAACGGCGCCGGTCCCGAACCTTGCGTGTTCGGCCAAAACTGCAAAACCCCGTAGTAATCGACGTTGAAATCCCACTGCACCAAGTTCGCGAGCTGAGTAAAAGCTTGCCGAGCCGTGATCCAGTCGAACGTGATCGCACCGGGATTCACGATGCTTTCGTTCTGACCGTTCGCGAAATTGTACTTGATGTTGTCGTTCGATAGGTACGTTGCAACAAGATCAATCACGATGCTGATCATGTCGAACACTGATCCGGATTGGTTGTAGTTCGCCGCGACGTATCGTCTGTCGAGGATTTGCGAAAAATCCGAACAGGTGACTTGGATGTAGTTCGGTCCTTCGGTGCTGCTACGGCCGTAAAACGAATTCAGCGCCTGGTCGATCGTTCCGCCAAAGATTCGCGTGTTGCCGTGATAGAAGATCACCGGTTGCCCGACTTGCAAAATCAGTAATGCCCCGGTGAGATCCTGTCCGCCGTAATCAAAACTTGCGGTTGAGGTCTGGCTGATCGAATTGGTGATGTTCAGCGAGTTGATCCGCATGTGCTTGGTGACATCAACGCCTGAGATAAAGAGCGTGAATTCTTTGGTGGTCAGTGCCCCAACGCCGAAAGCTCGACTCGACTTCCGGCCATAGCTGCCCTGGATGAGATTCGCACTCGCTATCAGCCCATGGCCAAACTTACGGCTCGATGGACGTCCAACACTGCCAATGATCTTGTTCCCGCCCGCCAGTGCTCCAGTGCCGAATTTCCTGCTGGACACGCGACTATGACCGGCGCCAACGATAAACAGGTCTCCGGGATGCCCAATCGTTCCCGCCCCGAAAGCTCGGCTCGATGGGCGTCCATGCCCAGCGCCGTCGATTGTTCCAATGCCAGGTGTGAATCCCCATATCTGCCGGTAAGGGACGTACAGAGACATCGGCTCAACGTAGAGCCGCGAAACTTCATTGGGATTCAGTTCCCGGACCCACTTCGCTACACCAGCGACGGCGCCTTGAATGAAGCGCCCTGAACCGAAGACGGAGTTCCCGCCGATACGCCCGCGGAAAAGGTTAGCGCCAACAGTCGGACCACCGAAGTTTCCATCCTCGAATTTCTGAATTCCATTGACGTAGAGAGCTTGGCCGTACTTCAGCCCAAAGGTCCACACCAGGTGATACCAGAGCCCCGAGGTCAGGGTGACTCCGGTTACTGGATCGATTGATCCACCAGCCGGGTACAGCGCAATTCCGCCTGTGCTCTTGATCAGAAACGTGAGATTGAAGCTTGCGCCGTCTTCCTCGCCGTAAATCAGCCCGTAGGCGTCCGTCCCATCAGCAACCCAGTTGACCCATGCCGCAACGGAAAACGGAGAGCCATTCGCCGCATTCACCAGGTAACTCGAATCGGCTGGAACTTCTACCCAGTTCGTTGCTCCGTCAAGCGTGACTGCTGGACCGATGGGACTGGACTGCCAAGATAACGTTGTGCCGTGGTAGGTCCCGACGTTGTGGCTGTGCGGATCGAGAATTCGCGAACCACCGCCCTCACCGAACGGTTGTAGAAGTACAAGGCCCTGAGAAAACGCGCTACTGACCGCGTGGCCCGGCCGCGGTGTTCGCCCCGGAAATCGCGGCTTCAGAATCATGCTAAGCTACCGTGGCGAAAACTCCCTGATACCAAGCCGAAGCAACCGAAGCGTCGAAGGCAGCACCACTTAGATTTTCCACCACGATACCCCAGTGGTCCGGAAGGACACCACCGAACGCAGAGGCCACGCTGAACGGTCCACCGTCGTATGTGACTGAGTTGGCCACTATGTTGATTGTCCCGATAAGGCGCATGTTCGGAGGTGCCGTGAGCGTGATCGCTCCATCCGTGCCTGTGGCCCCATCGGTGTATGTCGTCCCGCCGTCTGCCGTGCCATAAGCGTAGACATTCACGTAGCCAGAAGCCAGCGTGCTGGAGGCGTGCGATTTGAGTTTCAGGAAAACCAGCGCATCCAGAAAATCATTCGAGGTATTGTCCACAGCCGTGCTTTGCCGTTGAGCCGCATTCGCAAGCGCTGTGAGCGTACAGGTGATGGCTTGATTGTTGGAACCGTATGCTGATTTGACGCTTGCCATGATTGCCTCAGATCGTGAAGATTAAATCCGTGCCAGTGGGCCAACTGATGTTGATGTTAGATCCGTCTGGAGTAATCGGCAAGCCGGCGTAATTGTCGATGTACATGATGAGCTGGCTGGTTGCCGCTGAGCCAGTATCGTTGTAGATCACAATAGCCCCACAGGTCGCGCCGGTCACCGAAGCAAAACTGGTATTCGCCGCGCCGAACGTTCCTTTCGTGATGCTCGTACCGGTGAGGTTCGCGGTCGTGGCTACGCGGTCCCCCGATGCGATCGCGCTCAGGAACTGGTCAGTGTCCAGGTTCACCGCGTAGTGGCCACCGGCGATGTTCACCAGCACAACCTTGATCGTGCCGCCGTTCAGATTAGGCCCGGTTCCACCAATCGCTACCTGCATGAACGTTTTATAAAGATCGGTCATCTTATCCCCTCGTGACTCTGATACCCTGCGTTTGAAGCATGGTCACCATTTTGTTCTGAATGATTTGGGTGAACTCATTCATACCGTTTGAGCCTACCACGGGTCCGGAATTGTTGACCGTAACCGAAAACGTCGGCTGATTGGTGTTCATCACCATCGAATTGAAACCCACCGCTCCTGGCCCTGCCGCTGGGCTTGCTGGGGTGGTAGGAGCAACCAGGCTGTTGATCCCCTGGACAGGTGCTGTAATCGCCGTAGCGGCCTTCGCTACCGCCGCGGTGAGGCTGTTTACGTTCAGCGCCGCCGCGGTTGCAGCGCTGGTCAGAGTGCTTGCTGCAGTCGCTGCCTGGTTGACGGTCGAGACAAAGTAGCTGGTTGATTGCGCCGCGGCGCCCGTCGCTGTGGCGAGTCCCGAAACAGCCGTTCCGAGTCCGTACGGCCCCACCAGGCCTTCCTTGAAGACCGCAAGCGCGTCTTGGATTTCCTTTTGCAACGCCGCGAAGTCTACCGCTCCACCGCCGCCGCCACCGCCGCCCGCCGCGAGCACTCCCAGCATGGTCTTGAGCGTTTCCCCGATCCCCGTAAGGCTGGTCGCCATCGAAACGATTCCGCTGTGAATGTAGCTCAGAAATTCGGCAGTCTTGCCGGTGTAGAACTGGATCGAATTGCTCCCGGAGTCTCCGAGGTAGATCGCCATACGCGCGGTTTCGTGCTCGATGCGATCCAACAGCGTGTTGGTGTGCATCAACTCAATTGCGCTAAAGATGCTGGCAATCGCAGAGACGACTGCCGCCACTGCCGTGAGTCCAGACACCATTGACGCCGCGCTGGCCTGAATGGAACTTGCCGCCCCCTGCATGGAACTCGCCATCTGCTGCCCGGACTGCCCGATGGAAGCCGCCGCATTTTTCATCGTAGTGGGGGCTAGGCCGTCCACTCCGAAATCTGCCATGATGCTCACCATCGCCTGATCGAGCGACGTCATCAGAGGTTGAAGAGCAGATTTTATAATCGTGTCAAGCACAACTTTTAAAATGTCCTGCCCAAGTTTCACAAACGAGGCTCCGACTTTCCCGGTCCCCATGATGATCCCCTGAAACGCCGCGCCAAGGTCATTCGTTATTGCGGTGTCGAGTTGCTTAATCGCCGCTTGGCCGATCTGGGCCATGGACTGTAGCCCTTGGCCAGCCTTCACACAAGCCGCTGGGACCTGGGAAATGGTGCTACTGACACTCCCGGTTGTGGTGCCGAAAAAAGCCAAGTTGGCAGCAGACGCTTGTGCAGCCGTTCCGACGCCCGCCACGGCCGTCCCTACGGCTGCTATCGGTGGAGCGGTTGCGAGTGCCGCTGCGACCATGGCCGCAAGCCCAGCATTCACCAGGTTGGCCGCAACATTCACTTGTTGAAGCCCTGTGATTGCGTTAGCCATCCGCATTGACCAATCAGCCATGTCCTGAGTGATGCCAATCACAGCTATCCGAGCCTGATTCAACTCGTAAATCATCGGATCGATGAACTGGTTGAATACCTGAATCGCCCGAGCGTGCGTGCTCGTCGCTTCCGCTGCTGCTTGGTGCGCTGGTGCGAGAGCCTTGACGGCTGGCTCAGCCGCCGCCGCTGCTGCGTTCACTTTATCGAGTGCGATTTTCACATCGGCCGCTGAAGCGTTGTGTTTGTCGTAAGCCGCCACCACGGCAACCAGCGCCCTCTGGGCGTCCGTCAGAGCTACGTTCGCTCCCTCCTGGGCGATCTTGAGCGCCATGGTTTTAGCCGCTGAAATATCAGCCGCGTTCGCATGTCTCCCGAGGTTATCTACAGCCGCCCGCAACGCCACTGAATACTGTTCGAGCGTCATGTTGCCTTGTTGGATGACAACATTGTGAGCCGCGAGTTTTTGCGCTAAGGCCGACACGCTTCCGGCAAGTTGCTCAGTAGCAAGGTTGGCTTGCGCTTGTGCGTTACCCATTTTCGCCATAACCTCAGTCATTAACTGAGATTGCAGCAGCCAACTTTGTATTTTCAGGATAATGTCCGCGATTCCATCACCGAACGCTTTAAGAAATCCGACATTGTTATAGAGCCAACTTCCGAGTTGCCAGCCGACAAACGCAGCAGCGGCAAGTGCCACAGCCGACGCCAAAACAGCCAGTGCGGCCGTCGCCATGGGGATAACATTTGCGGCTAAGGTTGTGAGTGCGGCCCGAACACCGGCCACAGCGGTAGCGGCAAAGCTTGCAAGCGCCGAGGTTGCAGCGGTTATGCCAGTTGTGGCGAATTCAGTAAACGCCGCAATCGCTGCCGGAACCGCTGTGGAAGCCAACGCTACCAAGCTCGCTATCGCTTTGGGTATAGCCAGTCCGAATTGAACAAGTGCGGCCCCGGCAGCCGGGAGAATGACGGTTGCAAAATTCACCAGCGTGGCCACCGCCTCAGTTACTAGCGCCGTCGCAAACGCTCCAACAGCCGCTATCGCGGCCGGGATTGTGGTCAATGCGAACTCCCCTAGAGCCGTGATCGCCGCTGGTACGGTTTCGGTTGCGAATGCAACCATAGCCGCTCCGAGAGCTTCAAGCGGAGCAATCGCGGCACTGATACCAGCGAGAGCCAATCCAAAACCACCTACGGCCACAGCTATCGGCGCAAGCGCAGCGAGCACCAAACCAAAGGCCACCGCTGCATCTTTTACCGGTCCAGGCAATTCGTTGAAAGCCTCCGCGATTCGCTGAATGTACGGAAGCACATCGATCTTGATGAATGAAATTATCTGACTTACCACTGGCGCGAGTGCTTTGCCGATTTCTTCCATTACAAATTCAAACTGAGTCCCAAGGTTTTTCCACTGCCCGGTTATTCCAGCCGCTGCCGCCTCGGCTACGCCGCTGAACTTTTGGAGCGCACCCGTAATAGCCTCCAGACGTTCTGTCTGATCAAGTGCCAGAAACGCTTTCTTGACTTCGCTGGCCGATACATCCATCTGCTTGCCAAGCGCATCTGCCGATATGCCGAGCGTTGCGAGTTGCCGTGCGCCGGCCGTTCCGGACAGAACCATACGATCAATTGCGTTGGCTACGCCTCCGAATGAGTTGCCGGTCGCGGCCGCAGAATTAGCGGCCGCTTTGAGGGTGCTCTCAACTTGTTCAGTCGAAAACCCTAGCGCCGTCATCTTCTGTGCTGCTTTAGCCACCTCAGGGAAGGACAACGCATCACTGAGTGAGAGCGCCTTTAACTTTTCAAGCATTTCATTGGCGCCGGACGCGCTGCCCGTCAAGGCTGTGAGTGAAATGGATACCTGCTCTATTTCTCCGAAGGTTTTCAACGCCTCCTCACCAAACTCCTTCAACGCCTCGGTTACCGCTAAAGCTTCACCGAATTTCAGGAGTTGCTCAGCCAACTCCCCAAAACCGCCCTCGGCTTCATGAGCAGATTCCCCAGCATGTTCGACAGCAGTTGCCGCTTCCTCCGCTGCTGGAGCCACAGTTTCCAGAGCCTGCCCGCCAACCTCAACGGCGTTGCCCCATTCTCCAAACATTGCCATCTGGCCATCAATGGACTCACCTAGAGATTGCAAATCCGGATCTAGTAGCGACAACTGCTCGCCCATTTGCCCGAGTGATGTCGCGGCCGCGTCACTACCCCCGGAAATTGCTTCAAGTTGCGTGGCGACATCGCCGGTCGAACCGCTCAATTGCGCGAGTGCTTCAGCCGCACTCAGCCCTTGCGCATAGAGTTCCTGGAGTTTAGAATCGAGATCCGACACCGCGCCAGTGTCGGCGGCTGAAAACGCTGTGGCAATCTGTTGCGCACCTGCCGTAGCACCTGCCGCCGCTTGGTCAATGGAGGTTTGAAGCTCTGACCAATCGCCTGTGATTAAAACCGGGATCTCACCAACGGGAGCGCTAGCCATAAACACCTGTGGCCCATGAGGGAAGTCCTTCTGGTGGTGGGTCGCCCTTCTTTATCTTGGCCAACTCCGCGTTGACTTGCGCGGCCGCGATTAGTGAAAGCTGTTTCTCATCGTTGCGTGTCTCGCGATTTCCTTCGCCCAGAAAATCAGCCGGCAACCAAGGTTCCTCACCAGCTTTCACGAAGTGCGCGTTCATGAACTGCGCACGATCAATCGCCCAGCGGATAAGCGTGTCCCGATGGACTCTCTTGAGTGCATTGAATTCGCGCACTGATAGCGCCCAGAATTGCTCAGAGGTAAGCCCCAACCCATCACGAGAGGTCGCGAAGGCCCAGAGCCTCAACCAACGTTCCTCGGGAGCTAGTTGGGCTTCGCTTGCTCCTGTGTGGTGGACGGCTCCTGGAGCTTCGGGCGAGTCGGCCACTGCGTTTTTGCAAAGGCTTCGGCAACCGCTTTCGCCACGTCGGGAAGAGTCTCCCAAGTGAAACAGTCGGCCAAGTCGCGCGCGGGAATCTTCAGGCCGGAACCTGCGAGACAAGCTGACAGCACGTCGAACAGAAACGATTGACTGACTCGCCCCGGTATCGTGTTGCCTTGTTCGTCTTGCCGTGGAACCCATTCCTGTATGTTCTTTGCAACCTGGATGAAATCCACGCCCAATTCTTTTTCGAGCGTGTACTGCGCTCCCATGCCGAACTTGACGATAAAAACGCCGTGACCCGGTACTGTGATCTTCGGGTACTCGATCGGTGATTCTTGCTTTTCCAATCGTGTGGCCTCCTAGACCGTTATCATACTAGCTGCGGCGCGCCACTGTTTGTGAGCTCTACCATGGCCTCGAACACACCGCCCGTTTTGCCGGTGATTGCAAAGCTAGTCACATAAGCCGGGAAAGCGTCGGTGCTTGCGTTGCCGTCCGGATAGACGAATTGGAAATCACGAAGCAACTGATTGATCATCAGGTAACGCAAGCCAGCTCCAACCGTTCCGCCGTTCGGAGAGTTGCGGTGCGTCGGCTCTTCCATGATCCAGAAAACCTTGAACACGATCTTGCCCATGTCATTCAAGGTCGGGATATGCCGGCGCCACAAGTCCCCCACGTTCGTCACATCTACCGTGGTGGCCATCACAGGCAAACTGAGATCCGTCGCATTGGCGATGGTCTGCATGGTCTCGGGCGAAGCCGCGTTGCCAACGTTCAAGAGTGTCCCGCGAACTTGCTGTGCCGGTCCAATAGTCGAAGTGATGGGCATGTGTTACCTTTCCTCTACAAAGTATCGTTGCTGAAAATCATTGCGTCCAACATCCTGGTGAACCGTTTCGGCTCGGGATTCGGCACGGTTGTTTCGCGCGTGTTGACGACTTCCACCGGATAGGATGGAAGATTCCCCGGTCCCACTCCGTTGAAGACATCGAAAAAATCCAAGAGAGCGCTTTCGGTCGTCGGAATTCTCTCTGGATCGGTGTCCCAGATCGTGAACTGGACTCGTGCCCAGCTGGTTGGCATCCGTCCTGTGAGCACGTACGACTTCGGATCGGAGATCAACTGCACCACGATTGCCGGGTACACAGAGCCTTGCTGAAGCTGGTCTCTGTACCAGCGAAACGGGATAGTGCCGAGGATCGCGAGCAGGGACGGGAAAACGGATGCCTGGGAGCGTAGCTTCACTTCGAGAGGCGTGCTCATGCATGTAACGCAACCCCGATCTGAGAGCGAAATATTTCCATGATCGTCTCTCGGGATTCATCCATCGCAGGCCGCATAAATGGTTGCGCCGGCATTCCAATCCAGTGCTCGCTATACGGCCCCGGTCCCGCGCCTGCGGATTCCGCTCCACGTTGGCCGGTCCCGAACTCGACGTATTCCGCGTACGGGGTATTCGGCCCGACAGATCCGCGTACAGTCTTGTCCAACTGCTCGACCGTCGAAGTGATCGAGTCCCGAAGGCGCCCGGTATCGACTGGACAGAACTGCTTGGCCCGCTCTTCGATGAGCTGGCAGCTAGCCTGAACGCTTGCCAGGACCGCTGGGGTGATGAGCACATCAATGAACCGCCCGATGTCTGAGCGTGGCCGGAATGTCGCGGTAGCCGAGATGCCCATCAGAGTGTCACCAATTGCACCCAGAGCCTGCTTTGTGTCTGGTGGGAGTCGTTATCGGCTCCCTTGATGTCGTAAGTCACGCCGTCGATCACTGCCCGCCAACCGATGTTTCCCCAGTTGGTTGCTGGTGAAAGAGCAGGGTAGTAAGCCGTGAAAGTCACATGCCGCAAAGCCTTCGACTCGATATCGGCTACCGTGCGCGCTTCGTCTGCCGCTACACTGCCGATGCTATTCGGCGCATCCATGCACAGCAAGTTTTGCAAACCGCCCACAGCAACGTAATTGCCGCTCGGTGCGCCTGAGGGTCCCAACAGTCCATCGGGAGCTTGAATATTGCAAAACGAGACCGGGAGTCCGGACTTGCGAAATTCGACCGTGACAGCCTTGATGTCTTGCTCGATCCCCTGGTAAGCCATCAGGCCACCAGCCGGTAGAGTTGCTTCCAGAGTCTCTCTCTCATCGAGAAAGTGTCGTTGACCATTTCGCTCACGGCAAAGTACCCGGCCATCATTTCGTCGTTGATGTAGGAGTCGGCCAACGCCTTGAGCGAAGATGCCGCTTTCGAGCCGTCGATTTTCACATCCAAGACTTGCTGCACGAGGTTTCGAGCTTTGCCGCCGCTGAGCGATCGCAGCAGCAACGCCGCCGCCCGCCGATGTGAGATGATTTGCCGAACTGGAACCGCTGGACTGAACCCCGTCAACCCCACGATGATGTTGCCGGAACTCTCCAACTGCATCGCCGCGTTGATTTCGGCGTCCTGAAAGATCGGCTGCGCTGGATCGGTATCGAACACCAGCAGCCTGGTCAAACTCAGGTCGGGGAAGTTGGTGAAGTCGTAAGTCCAAGAGATAAGCTTTCCCCTTTAGCTGTTTGTGCCGTTCGAATACACGGTCATGATCGGATCCACTTGCACACCGCCGAACACGTTGCGGATCTTGTAGTGAATCGAATCCGTGTCGAAGTCGCCCTCCAACGGGTTCATGCTGCTAGTTCCTGGGATAACGCCCGGTCCCGGTCCCATGGTCCCTTCACCGATCGCTACCGAGTTCGGCAGCTTCATGAAAAGCTCGGGAGTCAGATGCCCGCGAAGCTTGCCCATCTCAAGAGCAGGCCGGCCGTTTTCCGGATTCGAGAACAGATACCAGCCGGTGGTTCCGTGCGAGGTATCCACGATCGGCAAATAGTAATTCACCGCCAACCGGACGATGTTCTTCGCCCAGTTCATCGCGTGAAGCTGTTGGGCGACGGTTGCCGAGAGATTGGCTCCGTTGATCTGCTGAGTACCGCCCTGGTCGGCCATGAACACGTAATCGGTGTTGAGGATGTTCATTGCGATGGTCTTCAGAGCCGGGGGAACAACCAACGTCATTGCCTCAACCGAGATCGGCTGCCCGGTGGTGTCGAGCTGGTTCATCATCACGACGATTGCCTGTTGCAAAGCAGTGATGGTAAGCGCCGGGTTATTGGCCACGAAAGCGCCGCCCGCGTTAGCAGCGTTCACGATGTTTTTGTTGCCGTTTGAGTAGAAAAAGAAGCCGTTCGGCCCCGCAGTTCCACTGACGTTGTTTGCGAAGAGCTTCGTGACGAAATACTCTTCGGTTCGCCGCGCGCCACGTCCGAAGCGCGCCGGAGTATCCTTCAGGGCATTCAAATCGTCATTGACGAACGTCTCCCAGAAGAACGGCATCCTCTTCCCATACTTCCGGAGCTGGTAAGTGTAGAGCCCGTCCGACAGCGAGTCTTCCGGATACTGCGCTCCCTGTTCCAGCGGGATCAGATTGCCGTTTGCATCAAGCGAAGACATCAGGCCCGTTCCGCCGTCGATACGGAACCGCTTCACTGGGCGGAAGTCGTTAACCTCCGATTGATTCGCGATCAGGTTCCAGGTGTACGGCGTCTCCAGATAATTCGCCAACACCGCGCGATCGATCACGTCTCCGAAGAGGTTCGGAAAGTCCGAGATGGACATCGCTTCCTGGAGGTTCAGGAGGTCACGCTTGGAACCGTTGAAGCCCCGGAAGATGATACTGGCAGCTTCGGCCATGCGCGACTCGTAGTAGCGGCGCCCGCGCTGCGCTACAACCGCACGCGTGTAGTTGGAGACTCGACCGTAGCCAGGTTCACGGTCGCTCGCACTGAAAGCCCCCGACGAATCGGGAACCATGTCCACAGCCGCAAAGCGCCGGGGATCTTGCCCCTCGCGCATTCCTCCGAAATTGGCATGCCAGGTCCCCGATGTGTCGAAGTCGCCCCAGTTTTTTACAACGTCATTCAGTCCAATCATTTCATTGCTCCTTAGCCTGCGCTCTTCAACATCACCGGGATGATCGCCGTCAAACCGGCCGCGATTCCCTGCAAGGCGATTCCAACAAAAGTGCCGGTCGTGTCCGCGCTCAACGTCGAACCGTAGGTGA